TAGGGATATAAAAGATAGTTTTCTTTTAAATCCTGACGATGAAGAACAATATTAAAATAAAGGTCTCACACGAGACCTTTTTAATTTGACTGAAGTCAAACTTTCAATTATACTTAAAATATAAATTTTATAAACATGAACACTTTAGACGCCGTATTGGCACAGTACGAAAAAAATCAAGCATCGGGCGGGGCCCAAAACAGAATGTCGCAAGACGAAAGAATGAAAAAGTATTTCGCCCTTATTTTGGGTGATAAGGAAAAAACAGGACAAAGAAGAGTTATGATTCTCCCAACTCAAGATGGTTCTTCACCATTCAAAGAAGCTTGGTATCATGAAATCCAAGTTGGAGGACAATGGCAGAAGTTCTATGACCCAGGAAAAAATGACAACGAACGCTCACCTTTGAACGAAGTTTATGAAGAACTTATGTCCACAGGTAAAGAGTCAGACAAAGAACTCGCGAAACAATACAAATCTCGTAAGTTTTATATTGTTAAGGTTATCGACCGTGACAATGAACAAGACGGACCAAAGTTTTGGAGATTCAAACACAACTATAAGAACGACGGTATTTTGGATAAAATCATCCCAATTTGGAGAAACAAAGGTGATATCACCGACCCTGAAAAAGGTAGAGATTTGATTATCGAATTGAGCAAATCTAAAACACCTAAGGGTAAAGAATATACGACAGTATCTACAATTATGTACGATGACCCATCTCCAGTACACGAAGAGAAAGACCAAGCAAAGGCTTGGATTAACGACGAACTAACTTGGCTTGACGTTTATTCTAAAAAGCCTGTCGAATATCTTGAAGCGATTGCGAGAGGTGAAACCCCGAAATGGGATTCTGAAAAAGGTGGTTATGTTTATGGTGATAGTACCGTATCTGAAACATCTATGGGTGGAAAATCTGCAAAGTCATCTTATGTTGACCCACAAGCAGGTGATGAACCAGACGGAGACTTACCATTCTAACTTAATGGGTGGGGATATTCACCCCACCCTTAATTTTATCATATGACATTTAAAGAAGAAATCGAATTACAATCGAAAGATAATAAGGTATTATCTTATGAAATATTGACCAATTTGAAAGAAAAAACATATTGGTCTGGAAGACCCAAAGAGATAGGAGACACCGTATTGTTTGGTATGGTTGAAATTGAAGAACAGGGGGAAGTCTTCTTGAGACTAATAACTTTCCACGAGGAAGAAATTGGTGTTCTTTATGAAGAAAACACTGATTTCTATTCTAAGGAAAAACCCGATAAATTTCCCATACTAAAAAAAATAGAAAATGGCAATTAAGAAAAACGAATTTAGTGATATTAAAAAGAAGTTTTCCACTTCGGCAAAATATAAACCACAAAGATTCTTCGACTTAGGTGAAGACTTCTTAGATGCTGTCGGTCTACCTGGTCCTGCAATTGGACACTTGAATATGTTCTTGGGTCATTCAGATACCGGTAAAACAACTGCGGCAATCAAAACTGCGGTAGACGCTCAAAAGAAAGGTATCCTTCCTGTATTCATTATTACAGAACAAAAATGGTCTTTCGAACATGCAAGACTTATGGGTTTCGAATGTGAAGAAACTGTCGATGAAGAAACGGGAGAATTGGATTGGGATGGATTTTTCATTTTCAACAATAATTTTAGTTATATTGAACAAATCACAGATTATATTAACTCCCTACTTGATGCTCAAGAAAAAGGTGAACTTGAATATAGTTTGTGTTTCATTTGGGATTCCGTCGGTTCTGTACCATGTAAGATGACTTATGAAGGCAAAGGAGGTAAACAACACAACGCATCTGCTTTGTCTGATAAGATTGGAATGGGAATCAACCAAAGGATTTCAGGTTCAAGAAAGTCAGATTCAAAGTTTGAAAATACTTTGATTATTATTAACCAACCTTGGGTTGAACTTCCTGATAATCCATTCGGACAACCAAAGATTATGGCCAAAGGTGGAAATGCGGTGTGGTTGAATTCATCATTGGTATTTTTGTTTGGTAATCAAAAAGGTGCTGGTACAACTAAAATAACTGCAACAAAAGACAAAAGAAGTGTTAAATTTGCAGTGAGAAGTAAAGTATCTGTGTTGAAAAACCATATTAATGGTTTGGGATTTGATGATGGAAAGATTATTGTAACACCTCATGGTTTCTTGGCTGGTAAGGAGTCTTCAGAAGAGAAAGCATCCATCGAAAAATACAAAAAAGAATATGCTGACTATTGGAAAGACATTATTGGTACAGACGGTGATTTCGATTTGAAAGAAGAAAAAGAAGATTAGTAACCCTATAAAAACTAAATGTGGGAAAGACTTTATTGGTAGACGGTGACAACTTATTCAAAATAGGTTTTCACGGAGCTAAGGACCTCTATAACGACGGTTCTCATGTTGGTGGAGTATATCACTTCATTAACACTTTGAGACGATTCTTGGAGGAGCATAATCACGATAAGGTGGTTGTTTTTTGGGACGGAGACTCCAACTCCTCTACGAGAAAAAAATTATATCCCCAGTATAAAGAGAACAGAAGGTTAGGTATGAATGAGTTTAAATACGAATCGTACCTGACCCAAAAGTCTCGTGTTAAAGAATACATCGAAGAAGTATTTGTTAGACAAGTTGAAATGCATGATAATGAGGCAGATGACCTCATTGCTTATTACTGCAAAATTGCCGTGGACGAGAATATAATAATTTTTTCGGCAGACAAAGACCTCACACAATTAATTAATGAAAGAGTAACAATCTACTCACCTGTATCAAAAACTTATTTTAAACAAGGGGATAAGATAACAATTAATAAAGTTGAAATACCTCATCAAAATGTTTTAATTTGCAAAGTTTTTACAGGAGACAAATCAGATAATATTGATGGTATTGAAGGTTTGGGTGAAAAAACTTTGATTAAATATTTCCCTGAATTGCAGGAAAAATCATGCACTATTGAAGAAATACTTGATAATGCACGAAATATCCCGCAAACGAAACCGATTAAAAGTTTGTCCAATATTTTGACAGGTAAGTCAAAAAGTGGTATACTTGGTGAGGATTTCTATAATATCAACAGGAAAATTGTTGATTTATCGAACCCCCTCATTACCGATGAGGGAAAAGAACTGGTAGAACAAATTTATCAAGATACAATAGACCCCACAGATAGGGGGTATAAGAATTTGATGAGGATGATGGTTCAAGACGGGATGTTCAAGTTTCTACCTAAAAATGATGAAGCGTGGGTTAACTTTTTGAAACCCTTTATGAAACTAATAAGAAAAGAAAAAAGAAAAATATGATTATAGTAAAGAGCATGATTTCAAGTTGTATATCCGCACTTGGAGGTGCATTTGTGGTATACGGTGAAATAGACGATTCACCTGGATTAGGTGGGATAGGTTTAATTTTGATAGGTGTATCTTTTTATTTAAATTTAAAAAACAACAAAAAATAAAAAAACATGAAAGAGCAAGACATCACGAAACTAGAGTTTCTTTTGACACTTAATGACAACATCGTGGTCCAAAGATTTTTTAACGTGAAAGGGTTCAACCCGAGAGCAAGAAATTCTGTAGACCTCTATGAGTTTATGAAAGATGTTGCAGATACTTTGAAGTATGATATGAAAATGAAAACTGTTGTCTACATGATGGATAACAAAGAGTCAATTATGCACGACCCGAGTGTTATGGAGACCTCGTTCACAGATGGAGTTGAGAATTTTAATATGTATATCAAACTCGGAGAACAGACAATTTGTCATAGAATTTTTGATGGAAAAATGTTCCCACCAAAAGTTCGTTATACTGTGGACGTAAGACCATATTTGAAAGATTTGTTAAAAGGGTTGACTGACATTTTTTCCACTCAGAAATTAAATTTCCAATATCTAGGTTACGACTTGAGTAAGTAAGTATTTAATTAATAGAGAGGTCTAAAATTATGATGAAAAATTTTGAGTATTTAGGTAATACCTTTCAGCTTCAGCTGATAAATCAAATAGTTCTCGACAAGACCTTTTCTGCGGCAATCATAGATGTTTTAGAAAGTTCGTATTTTGATAACAAGTACTTCAAGATTATCACACAGATGATTAAGGAGTATCATAAAAAATATGAATCATCACCATCTTTTGATACTCTCGAACAAATCGTAAAGTCTGAAATTTCACAAGAGCTTGTGGCCAAAATTGTTTTGGATACATTGAAACAAATTAAGAACGCCCCTCTTGAAGGTTCAGTTTATGTACAGGAAAGAGGTCTGAAGTTTTGTAAGCAACAAGAACTACAGAAGGCAATGGAGAAGGCTCAGAAAATTATCAATGAGGGAGACTTTGAATCTTATGATAAAGTTGAAGGATTGATTAGAGAGGCCTTACAAGTCGGTCAAATTGAAACTGGTACAGAGGACGTGTTCCAAAATCTTGATACTGTTTTAGATGAGGATTATAGACACCCGATACCAATGGGAATTCATGGAATTGATAACCTCCTAAAGGGAGGGTTGGCTAAAGGTGAGATTGGTGTAATTTTAGCACCGACAGGTGTTGGTAAAACTACAATCTTAACTAAGATAGCAAATACCGCATTCAACATGGGATACAATGTTCTTCAGATATTTTTTGAAGACAATCCGAAGATTGTTCAAAGGAAACACTTTACAATATGGACAGGAATCGAACCCGACAAACTTGCAGAACATAAAGAAGAAGTTATAAGTAAAGTTAATGAGATTCAAGAATCAATGAAGAACAGGCTGATTCTAAAAAAATTAGCTTCAGATACAATGACCATGAATCAAATTAAAAATCAAGTTAGAAAGATGATTGCGGACGGTATTAAGATAGATATGATTTTATTAGATTATATCGATTGTGTCTTACCCGAACAATCATCGAAAGATGAGTGGAAAGCTGAAGGTTCAGTTATGAGAGGTTTTGAGGCGATGTGTCACGAATTAAGTATTGCAGGATGGACAGCAACTCAAGGAAATAGAAGTTCTATTTCGTCTGAAGTTGTTACTACAGACCAAATGGGTGGGTCTATTAAAAAGGCTCAGGTAGGACACGTAATTATTACAGTGGCAAAAACCTTACAACAAAAAGAAATGAATTTGGCAACAATCGCAATTACCAAGTCAAGGTTAGGAAAAGACGGGGTTGTGTTCGAGAATTGCAAGTTTAACAACGAACTTTTAGAAATAGATACAGAAAGTTCTGTAACTTTCTTAGGGTTCGAAGAACAGAAAGAAGAAAAGAATAGAGATAGGGTAAGAGAACTCTTGGAAAAGAGAAAACAAAAAGAAGGGGCAAAAAAACAAACAAACTAAATATCTACTTTTTG